CAACATCAGGAAGAGATTCTGCATGTTTCGTGGGTAGCTCCATATTGCACAAATCTTGTGCAACCTGACGCGTGACGTAAGTCCCAAAACCACGAATACCAGATTCTCCAGCGACATGTATAGCAACCACGCCATCGGGAGCAATCAAAGGTCTCCCACACGCTCCACTGACGGCTTTAGTGGTGGCATAAACACAAGTGTCAACGGTAGTGTATGTGTCACCATCCGATTTGTATGTTAATGGATGACGACCGATTGCAGAATAATGTGTACATGTGACATGAGCGTCATGTAATGGATCCATAGCCAAAAATACAACAGGCATTGCTTTATTGGTTATATCATGGGATTCACCTGCAAAAAGTTTCACAATACTCTTCTTGTGCGGTGTTCCAACCACTTTCACAATAGTCACATCTTTTCCTGGTAACGAATAAAAGGGCAAAGCTTTGAAGCTCTCGACTGATTTAGAGTAAACGATCTCTTTCTTATAATCAGCAATGGTTATATAAGAACCAGGAGGACATGTGTTAAGGTGACGATGGGCATGGGTTGTTAGCAACATTCTATCAAGACCTAAGAAAAGCCCATGCTGGCGCATTCCTTGACCCGTTGAGGATACACTCAATGTAACCATATTTTCCCTCACTTGAGAGTTGATGGTATTGACAGTGACCTGTGCTTGAGGTTTAATTCCCTTATAGCTCAACTTCTTAGTCTTGCTCAGATGTTTGCCACTGTACCCTTGCGGATCTAAAGGCTGGCTCTGATCATCGCCTGAAGTGCCTGTGAAAGTGGAAACAACAGTTGCTGCAGTACAAGCTGCAATTGCTGTACCAGCTAACACAGCAAGCGCATGCTGAATCTTCAACCCCAAAATGGTATAATCGCGAGTTCCATACGTAGATAACAAATTCGATTTCAAGAACATGATCTTCGCCATTTTGCATGCAATCACAACAGGGTCATTGGATAAACCACGGAAAATTGTATGATACGTCAATGAATCAGACATTTTTCTCTTATCCCAATGCGAAACCTCCCTCTCATAAGAGAGAATAGGGTCAGTTGTAGCAAAGAGTGCTGCTCTATCACCAGTCTCAAGAGCGGCCTGCATGGCATCACGGTATTTCTTCCCATAATCATAATCCTTCTTTGACAACCGCAACAAATAACGAACCATATCACATGCTATAAGGGTGACATGGTCTGTTGGTGAGCGCACATATGATTGTGCCAACTCACGAATGTGTGTGATGTGGCGCTCAATCTGTGTGTTGGCTGTGTTTCTTCGGATTTCTGATTGAATAGGAGGAACACATGATGAATCACTTGA